AATTCGTAAAAAAAAAAAAAAATTAATAAAGGTTTTTATTAAATGTCTGATTACGAGAAATTTAATAAAAGACTTACAGAACTTGAAGATAAAATTAACATATTAGATAAACCTGTTAAGGAAAAGAAACCCAGAAAACCATCGGAATATAACATTTTTATGAAAAATTATTTTGCAAAAAATTCTAAAGATTCAAAAAAAACACATCGTGAATTATTTACAGAAGCGGCCAAGGCGTGGGGGGAAAATAAAAAATAAATTTATTTAAGTAATATAAATGCACCACCACCTAGTAGTATTAAAATAACAGCAATTATAATAGCAATCATTAATCCAGACATACCTCCTTTTTCTGGAGGAGGTGGAACTACACCTGTGCCTTGAGATGCTAATTGCTTTTTTGTTGCCTCATCTGCTAATGCATTTGATTTTTTTAGTTCTTCTGCTCTTTTGTTAGCTTCTCTGTCTTCTTCTGCTTTAGCATTTTTCTTTCTTTCTTCTTCTGCTTTAAGTGCTATTGATGGATCTACGTTAGCTGCTGTTACAGATTGTTCTGCTTTAATTTGTTGGTCAACTGCTAAATCACCTGTAATTTTTCCTTTATTACTAACATTTCCTGTATTAATATTATTTTGTCTTGCAGTAACATTTGTAACCCCATCTCCTGCGGCAGAATTTGAAGTATTTGCCGGTCCTGCTGCTGCAGCAACATTTGTTTGATTTTGTTGACAACTATTATCCATTTTAACATTTATATTACCAGTAATATTTCCAGCATTTTCTATAACTGATTTGTTCATACAAATTTGAACTGATCGACAACCCCCAGGAGCATTTTTCCATGCTTGTCGATTAATTGGATTACTTGTACAATTTGATTCATAACATGCAGGTATTTGATATGTTTTTCCTCCTATTGATAAATTCATAAATTCAGCTGCGTCTTTTGGAGACATTCCTTCCTTTACTAAATCATTATAATCTGTTCCAATAGCATAATCAGTGGGCATAAAACATCCACACATACCTAATATACTATTTGGATATGCAGCGAGTATATCTTTACTAGGTGTTCCCATAGGTAATTGTGCAGAAGGAACTCCTGTTGCATCTTTTTTAGTATAAACTGTGCCATTTGGTCCCATAGTACAAAATGTTTGTAAACTATCATCACATTTAGCCCCTTTTTGTGAACACCAATCAGATACAGGTGATTTTTTCATATTTTCATAATTATTCATTTTCATATAAGTATCCATCCAAGATTCGCAATTTATTGGAGCTGCGGGACTAATTTTATTTGAAAACCCCATACTTTTTATTGCGTTACTATCTCCACAAATTGCTGCAACCATATACATTGGAAGAAAATCGACATATTGAAAACCAATTGGTATTGAATTGATATCTCCACCAGGAGAAATAGCAAATGTATTAAAAGGACTAGTACTAAAAATTTTCCAGTAGTCTTTCATATTATTACCAGGTTTATAAGTATTCATAAATTGTGCTGATTTTGGGTCCATATCGGTTCTAATTGTAAGATATAGTGGATTTACTGCAACAAAAGGTCTGAGTCTAGAAGCTGCAATTATTGTTGCTTCTGTAGATGATATACCCGTTGTATTAACATTTTGTATAGATAACCCTGAAACAAGAATAAAATTTCCAGCTAAACCGTATATTGATCGCCAATACACATTTCCCCCAGCGTCTTCATCTCCACTTTGTTGATTTCCTCCTCCACAAACATCGCCAATTAAATAATTGCCTGTATTTTTATATTCTTTAGTTTTAGTATTAGTAGTTGCAGATTTTACTTTATATTGACAACCCGGTAAATTAGTTGCTTTAATTCCCATATTATATGTATAACCTGAGCTCCTATCATGTCTATCCCACGAATGTCCCAACTGTTTGTAATCTTTTGCATCAATAAGTGTGCAATATTCACTAGTATTTTTAACTAATATACACAATACTTGATTAATATCTGCAGTAGCAGGAATAAAACAATCTCCTACAGGAAGATAAGGGTCTCCAGGACTAAATGACATTATCCATATATTAAATCCTTTTCCTTCAAAATTTGGATCAGTATAAGCTACTTTATTTGCTTTTCCAATATTTACTAAATCATTTAATGTTAATAATTTAAATGGTGAAAAATCTGTAATACCTGATTTTGCCATCCGTTGAATATATGATGCTGGGCCATCATTTAATGTGCTTATATCTTTAATTCTTGGATTTGAAAAACTATTCATAAGTGAAGCATAACTATTAGAAGATATAAATGCGGGAATGGATACATTTAAATCTATTAAATTATTCATTTGAACTCCTTTGGCTTGATCATAATTTCCCCATACAACTTTATTGTCTGTTGTTACGGCAATAAAATTGCGATTATTACCTGCAGATACTACTTTTACTGGACCAACATCTTTAACATTTTTAAAACCGCCATCTTTTGCACGAAAATTTTCTGTAAATATTAAAGTTCCATTTTTAACTACCCAAACTACACCATTATCTTGTCCAGCATAAGAGGTTGCACCTGGAACATCTAAAACAAAAGCTGTCCACCAATTTTTAGGATTTTTATGATCACCAGTGTGCATATTACTATCAAAATAAATTTTTCCATCATTTCCTAAATATGTTCCCCAAGAATTATATGATATATTGTAATCGTTTATAACTATTGGATATGCTCCAGATACGTGTCTTGGCAATTTATCAGTAGTAGCTCTTTTTCTATATTGTTCATTATCTAATCCAATAAATGCAAATTCACCATCAGACCAAAGATTAAACGATTTTGCTTTTACACCAGTATTAACCCATACTGGGCTCGTGCAGATATTTACTGTTGCTGTGTATACATTATTATCACTTGTAACAATTCCTAACATATTACTATTTCGTGTTGCGCACGTAACATGTATAACAGGTCCTGGGGTTGGTAATAAATTCCAAGCAGCTGCTGTTTCTAGTATGACTGTTATGCCATATAGCTTATTATTCATAACAACCCAAGCATTACTATTATAATTCATACAACAACTTGTTATATTCGACATATTTGGTTATTTATAATTATAATTATTTTATTTAATTAATTAATTAAAATAATTAAAATAATTGTTCTTAATATAATTAATGGGTTCGTCACAAAGTTCAAGCGTTAAACAAACAGTTGAAGTTCTTAATAAATCTATGACAACAATGGTAACAAAAAATACAAATTCTGCATCTGCTAAAAACACTAACTCTAATAGTTTTAGAATTACTATTGGTGAAAAAGCTGATGTTAAAAATTGTAGATTGAATCTAACACAAAAAATTAATGCTAAACAAGCTGTAAAAGTAATGGCGAAGTTTTCAAGTCAAGCAGACTTGCAATCTCAAATGAAAACTGCATTAAAAAATTCAGTTGATCAATCATCACAATCTACTCAAGCTGCATTAGCAACATCTATAGGTGTTCAAAATTCTAAACAAGAAATTAATCAAAAAATATCAAACATCGTAGAAACAAATATTACAAATGAAACTTTTAATGAAGTAAATGGATTTTTAGATAATCTTAATACAGGAGAATTAGAAATTAAAGGAAAATGGGATTGTGGAACAATGGGCCCAATTGAAATAAATCAAAGTATAGTTTCAGAGCAAATAGTTGAACTTTTATCTGAGGCTTTAATTGGAAATAAAGTTACTACATCAACTGATAATGCTACAGAAGCGGTAAGTAAACAAGTAGTAAAATCGGAACAAAAAGGTGTTATTGATGCTATTTCTGGATTAGTTTCATCTGCTGCATTTGCAATATTAGCTCCTATAATTGCAATAGTTATTATTATAGCAATTCTTATGTTTGTCTTTAAAGGATCAATTTCTAAGATAGCTGAAAAGAAAATGGGTGTTTCTTTTGGAAAACTTTTTTTTGGTAAGAAATTTAGTTTTGGTCGTAGAAGATGAAGATTCTTCGTAAAATGAAACATATTTAAATAAAACTTTAAATAAATGAATATTAATATTAAAAAATTTGATCCAAAGACGATAGATCCTTGTCGTATATGTGTTTTTATAGGGCGTAGAGGAACAGGAAAAAGTATTTTGGTTACAGATATACTTTATCATATGCGAAAAATACCAATGGGAGTTGTTATGAGTGGAACAGAAGAATCTAATGAACACTATAAAGAATACATACCAGATTCATTTATTTATGGTCAATATGAACCAGAAGTAATTGAAAAAATTATAACACACCAGCAAGGTGTTATTAAAAAATGTAAAACATCTGAAGAAAAAGAAAATACTAATAATTCGGTTTTTATGCTTTTAGATGATTGTATGTTTGATAATAAATGGACACGTGATAAAAATATGCGATGTATTTTTATGAATGGAAGACATTATCGTATATTTTTTATGCTGACACTTCAGTATTGTATGGATCTTCCACCTAGTCTGAGAGGACAAATAGATTATGTTTTTATACTTAGAGATAACATTTTAGAAAATAAACAAAAGTTATATAAGCATTTTTTTGGAATTTTCCCTAATTTTGATTCATTTAATGAAGTATTGACTCAGTGTACAGAAAATTATGAATGTTTAGTTTTAAATAATAGAACTACAAGTAATAAAATAGAAGATGTAGTATTTTGGTATAAAGCTAAATTAGATCGTAAATTTAAAATGGGTAGTCCAAGTCTGTGGGAACATCATCGTCGTAATTACAATAAAAATCACGACATACCCCAAGAAACTGAAAGTAAAGATCTTAAAAAAAAATCAAAAATAAATGTAACTGTTGTTAAAACAGATTCAACTGGTTTAAAAAAGAAAAAATAAAAATTTATTTTTTAGTTGGGCAAGCTGCGTTACATTGTTCTAGACGAACTTCCTCTACAAATACTATCCATAAAAGTGCAGTTATTAACAAAAATATAAAACTTAATTTTATCATTCTAGCATATATAGAACCTAAAAATATAAATGTAAAAATAATAGCAGCTATAAGTAAATTCTCAGTTGATTTTTTTGCAAATTCAAACATTATATAAATTAAAATATTTTAATTTAAAATTTATTATCTAAGTAATGCAAATGGATTACTATTTTTAGGAGGTGCCATACAATGTGGTCCTTGTTGAGGTAGAGGTGTATCTTCCCAATACATCATACAAGATTGTCCTGGAACATTACATTGAGCTCCAAATTGTTGTTCTTGTCCTAAAGTATTTACGAGAGGTTTTCCTCCACTATAGATAACACCAGGCTCAGAACCAGTGCAAGTATTGGCCGCTCCTAAAGTTTGCATACTAAGAAATTGTTGAGCATTTGTTTTAAAGAATCCTTGAGTAATTTCATTTCCGTTATCTTGTAGGTATTGTCTAAGTTTATGACCAGTTGTTACACCATTACCTGTAATATTATTTATAAGATATGATTCAAGATCACTATTATTACGATAATCAGTCATATAATATCCAGGTTGGCGAAAACTTAAAAATTGGTTTCCATTTACAGTTGTTGGAACAAAATTATAATTTTGTAATGGATTCATCTGCTTTTAATCTTTATTATTATTTTAATTTAAAAATTAAATTAAAATAATGTTAAAATTTGTTTTGTTAAAATTTGTTTTGTTAAACTTTGTTTTGTTAAACTTTGTTTTGTTAAACTTTGTTTTGTTAAACTTTGTTTTGTTGAACTTTGTTTATTCAGCTTCATCATCGGTAACTTCAATTTCTTCGTATTCGTCTTCGTTGATAATTTTAACTTCTGGTTGTTCTTTAATAACATTTTTAATAATTGTATTTTCTTTTGGAAGTGGTAAAGGTGGTTGTTGAGGTGAAGGTGGTTGTTGAGGTAACGGAGGTGTTCTTTTTGGTAGTTCATTTTTACTTTTAAGATAACTAGTTATAGTTTTTAATTGTTCTTCCATATTTTCCATTTTTTTATTTAATTCTGAATTATCGGAACCTTTACCTTTTAATGTAAGCATTTCATTTTTAATATTTTTAATTTCTTTTAAAGCAATAATACTAATACCTGCAGCAGCACCTGCACATAATAAAGGAATCCATTTTACTAAATTATTATAATTTGTTTCAATTTCTGGAACTACTTTTGCTGGAAATATAGTTCTCTTTGACATCTTTTTAATTACTTTTACTTTTTTTTAATTGTTTAAACGATAAATTAAATAAAAAATTAAAATTATAAAAATTATAAATACAATATAATAGATTGTTATATTTTCATAAAAATTTTCTTTAAATTTTAAATTTTTTTTATTATTTTTATTTAATATATAAGTATTTAATTCTTTAACTTTTTTTGGAATAAGTTTATTAATAAAATTAATAGCATTAAATTTAGAAATTTTATTTTTTAATAAAAGTTCATATAAATTATCTACATTTAGTGCTTCTTCAGATGATGCAGCAATAATATTTGAATTAATGACTTTGTATTTTCCAAAAATTATTGGTGGTGTATTTGATAAAATATTATTAATATTTTCTATTGAAGTAGGATAATAAAAATGTTCAAAAGAGCTTGGGTACAAACATTGGTTTTGGCCGGGTGATGTATCACTATTATTTGCACCAGGGCTTGTTGCAAAACGATTCATACATTCACATATATCACAAATATCTTGAGAATTTTTATTTTTACTCCCACTTAATGCAGGTAATCTTAAAAATTTATGATTACCTTGATCATCTACTTCATTTGGTATTGGAATAATTATATTTACAAAACTTGTTGAAATAGTTTTTTTAGATTCATCTAAATAATTTGTTGTAGAAATAAGACATTCTTTAAAATCATTTTCACATTTATTTGATAGTGCTATATTCTTACATATTTTATTAACATTTTCAACATTTGTATAAATTGTAGTGCTAGTTCCACATAGTTCTTTATTTTTACATAAAAAATTAGGATCAGAACATATATTATCTAAATATTGACTTACTTGTTCCTGTGTATCATTATTAATAAATAAATTTTTAGAAGATAAAATTGGTTTATCACTTTTAGTTGTCATTAAAAGTACTTTATATATAACTTTTATTTTTATTTTAAAACCCATCTTCTAAATTTTCACCCATTTCATTAATAAGATCTACACCAAAAATAAATGTTCCTTGATAACTTGGACTACCTGGTGTATTTGGGTATTTTAATTGTATATTTTTTTTAACTGTTATGTTGTAATTACCAAATACACCAAGATAATAATCTGTTGTAAATTTATGACGTTCAAGATGACATTCTTTACAGTGTTCATTAAATGCTTGGACAAAATTCTTTTCACGACAATAAAATTCTTCACCCAATACAACTTTTCCAGAACTGATATAATGTTCTAGTGAATGAGTATTTTGAGCCATATCACGTTGTGTGTTACGAAAATAATCAGGTAAACTAGACCAAAAATCTTGACCTTGAAATTTATTAACTGCACTAAGATAAGCACAAGCTGATTTTTTTAGTATACTTGGAAGTTCTTTATTAAGTTTTAAATCAAGATCGGGATCTTTAATATTTACTTTTTTATGAAATTTAGCAACAACCAACCGACGACTGATACTACCGGAGTTATCTGTATAATTAGGAGGTTCATTACCTGCAAAAAGCCCAGGAATTTTCCATTCTATATAATGTGATTCTTTGTATTTAACAGGTAATTGCATATCACCACCTTCTATTAGTAATTGAAATTCAGATTGTTCTAATTTAAGGTCGCCTTTAATTTCAGGTGCTAAAAATAATAGTTTATCTTTTAAAGAACTTAATCCAAAAGTTTTTTCAATATTATTTGATAATACACCAACGTCACAGGTTTCATAAAATTTTTTAACAATTTTAGTAATAGTGCTTTTACCACTACCAGCAACACCTTCTAAAAAAAGTGCTATTTGCCAATTATCAAGTTCACCTAATTCAAATAATAATCTACCAATTAAAACATAAATCCACCTAGATACGTCTTCATCAAAATCTTGATAATCTAAAATACTTTGAAAAAAAGGTGTAGGTATATAATACCAATCATCAATTTCATCAAAATTATTAAAATTACAATCAAAAAATTTACAAGCAACTATATCTAAATTTAAACTTTTAGTAAGATCTGCACCATATTCATAAAAATGGTCAGTGTAACCATTGGTAGTTTTTTCTTTACAATTGTAAATACCATTTCTAAAAGCAAAAACGTGACGGTCTTTTTTAAGATCACTGATACGAGGATCTCTACAATTTTCTAAAAAATCAGTTGCATTTTTTATATTACTTGCATTACTTGTAAGATTGTGCCACTGACGATAATCTTGGCAAAATTCAGTTTTTTCATAAATAAATTTACGAATACTTAACTTTTCTTTCCAAGCGTGTGTAAAATAACTTTTATAATAAATTTTTTCATAAAGTGAATCACCGTACCGTTGCAACCCAGTAGTATAAATACTATCTAAAAGATAAAGTAATAAATTTTGAAAAGGACTATTAGTTTCAATATTGGGTTGCATCCATCGAAGCTGGCCAAGATCATTAGAATTTTTTTCTTCATTAAAACTATTTATTAAAATATTACCAAATTTAAGAATTTTACAAGAATAATCTATACTTTCAAAAATTTTATTAAATATTAATTGAATTTCTTCAAAACGTTCTTCCGATGTATTTTTAATAATTTCTTGTTGAAGATAAACAATATTGTAAAGACATTTTAAATAATTTTCATTTAATTCTGTATAAGTAAATTTTTCCGAGTCAAGACCAAAATTTTCAATGGCTTTATTAATTAAAACTGTTATGCTTTTATTATCTGTTAAAACCCATTTACGTTGAAATGAATAAAGATAATTAAATAAATCAGATTCACTGCTATTTTCAAAACGTGTCTTGACTCCGACTATTTCTTCATAATTATTCATTAAAAACACTCGTCTTACCTTTATAAGTATTTTATTTTTAAGTAAATTTTAAAATCAATTTGTTTAACTTTAAAATTTATTATATGCTTAACAAGTGCTTAAGTATTTATGTTCTTGTAGAATTTTCATAACACATAGCACAAAACATTGGGTAATTCATTCTATTTAAAAGAATACATTTATTTGTATCTGTAAATTCATTTATGATACACCACATATACCATAAATTATCGCTGTGAATTAAACAAAAATCATCAAAGACGTATTCCTTTTTTCTTTTACGTCCAGCATTTAAACTTTTTAATTTTGAAGTATAATCATCATTCTCAGATGATTCTGTATCGCTTAAATTTGCTTTATCGGGATTTTGTGGATAAAGTGGATAATAATCATTTAGGGTATCCATTTAAAGAATTAATTATTTTTTCTTTTGATTCTTTAAATTAAATTATTTTTAATTTGATTTTTAAACTCTTTATTAAATGTCATTGATAAATTACTTTCTTGTTTGTATTCAATATTATCAATATATATATATTTATAAAGTATTTCACTTTTTGTTTCTGGATTACCAGTAACAAAATCGTGTTCTGATGAACGTTTACTAAAAAACAAAGTAAATTTATCTTTTATTGATAATTTACTTTGTGCAATTTTTCTTTTAGTATTAACAACCTTTAAGGTTCCAAATGACAGATTACATTGAGTAACAT